AAAATCTGTTGTAGTTCAATCTCATTCATTATCTTCTCCTGCGGGGTTAGGTGGTACCGGAATTGGCCCACCCGGCATGATTACAGACTGCATCATCTGTAACATGGTATTCATAAACATCCACATCCCTGGATCGGCATCCTTGGTCGTGGCAGACCCAAGATCAATTTCGTAATCTCCGGTCTCAGTATTTCTCTTTAAATTGAAACCATTTTCGACCTGATAGTCGGTCTCAACTTTAACATCCTTGGTTTCATTGTTAGGTCCTGTTGTATGAACCTCCAACTTGAGCCCCTTGCCAGCACATCCAGACAACCACATAGCAGCAATAAACCACACCACGAACACAACCAGTATCCACAGCAGTTTTGGCAGCTCATCCCATATCATCGGTGCCCAATAAAAGTTCTTTCTCATTTCATTTCTCCTAAGGCGCTGATAATAAGTTAGGTCGTGAGGATTTATTCGCGCCTACCCTCACACCGTGGTAAACCCACCCAGCTCGTATCTTAGACATCCCGTCTTCCAAACAGATGTCCCTGAGTATTATGTCAGACCGCTTACGGTACACCGCAGCGACAACACCTTCTCGCATTAACTGGTATAGCGCATCATGTATCAGGCTACCCCGCATAAACGTCTTGGTATCGACCGTGGGGCCACTGGGTCCGTCCCAGCAATAACCCTGTCGCACCCTAAGATAGCCCACGGCATCAATTGCTAAGTATTCGTGATCAATTGGTCTGATCGGGATAATACCAGTCGCATAACTGGTATCAACCCATAGCTTATATTTCCACCCTCGTCGTTTCTTGTACCGTATATTCATGAATACACCCACATCACAATTGGCCCTTCGCGCAGATCAACATGAACAAAGGTCTTCGCTACACCGATCCCAGTAAACCCGTGTTGAATAGCAGCTTCAACCAGTGCATAACGTTGCACACCACCACTGATTTTGATATCAGCAGCAAGCCCCTCTGTATGCATCCCAGGCTTATCCTTCACGACCTCCTCGCTATGATCAGGAGAACGGTACCCAGATTTAATAACGAAAGGAAAACCGCAGTCATAACGTAATGTATCTAGTAAAGCAATAAACCTGCTTTCCATTTCGTTTTCGCCAGTTTCCCTGCAATCGAATTCCTTTAGTTTGAAGTATCGAAACATCACTTTATCAAAAACTGACACTTCGGTCGGTTATCAACTGGTATTAATAAACAATCCTTGTAATCAATAGCCACTTCAAGGTCTGTTTTATTTTCACGCCTGCGCTCGGTCAATAAATCACTTTTACCATCACGTGATTCCTTTTCCGCCAAATCATCGCGCATATACTTTAATGCTCGAACTGTATCCAATGCATTTTTAATTCTGTACTCGTCTTTGAAATCCACAATCAATGAATGGTTAGCATCTACCTTAGTCGTTATCTCCGCTCCTTGTGCTTCTGAAAAGAAGTTTTCATTCAACCACACAATCATCATTCCGTAAGCAATAACCCCGGTCGCAAGTGTGCCCAACGAGATATGCTTACCTGACAGCTTCTCCCAAGACAGATCGATAGGTTTTGATTTAGTCATCATCCCGCTTATCCTCCAATAAATTTTTCAAGGTCATAACCACTGGTAAGAGGCCAACAGGCCATCATAACCGCGTCAGCGAGATTCGGCGATTTTGTCCCAGGAGGAGTTTTGTCAATCATTAATTTCAATCGAGCTCCACGGCTGGCTGTTACCTGACACAGCTCTTTTTCTAATTGCCGCAGACGCTTCATTCTCGAGTCCAAACTTATTAAGCTATCTGGATCATATATAGCACCATCAGTCACTGCCCTCCACGTACGATAAAAACGATTGCGCAATTCCCACCAACCTTGTGCTTTGAGATTAGTGTAGAAGTCTTTATTCAACGGACTTTGCTTATCTCCTGGAATAACTGTCTTGTCGGGGTTCACCACCGCTGCTCCAGCGTTCCAAGGCACCAGCTTAATCCTATCAGGGATGCTACCTGCATCCTTCAAGTTGTTCACCTCCCCTTTGACGCCAGCTCCGACACCAATACAATCGTACTGAACATCTATCTGCCCTAACTTCATTACGTTGGCTATGGCCCGGCGTGCTGTCTGTGCGGGGTCACGTGCGCCCCACTCGTCAACGGTACGTAGTATTGTCCCCTGACGATTGGCTTGCGCATTAGTATCACCTCCTTCATCTGCCACGTCCAATGCAGAGCACCACATACCAGTCTCAGACAAACCCAATTTGATATGAGCATCCACAGAGGCATGAACCCATTCTTGCTGGATTAACAGACCCTCAACAGAGGCTGAGTAATTGCGGTCAACCTCTTGAGCAAATATGTGCATGAGACCTTCCATCTCGGCACGTTCCTTTCTACCGTTGTACCAGTCTTCAGTCTTCGCAGGATGATCCCGCCAGTCCAGCACAAATATCTGTGTACGCTTGGGCGTGGGCCTGCCCGTCCATAGGACCCCGGCTTCGCGACGTCGATGGAACACGTTTCCTAACCCATTGACTGAAGACAGGTCGATCTGTACTCGAGTATTGTCTGACAGCGCTGCCTCTATCTTTTCAGGTCGTTCGTAATGTGCGCTCTCGTCTTTGAAGTAGAGGAGCTTGCGGCCGCCACGTCCAATGTTGTCGCCCGCTTCTCCTGTGATAGTTGCGCTGTTTTCTGGATTGACGATACGCATGTATGACATGTGATCTTTTCTACGGAAACCGTCGGGAAGGAAGAACGCCGGCAAGCCCGAGATCAACATACGCATCTTTTCGAAGATACTGTCTGGGTCGCCTATCTTATCAACGAGTTGTTCCTTACGTGATCCCCACCCGACAGCAGCACCGGGCCAGAACAACCAAAGCCAGACTGAGAAAGCACTGCACACCCAAGTGGCGCCCATGTCCCTTGACTTCTCGATAAGACCAGCCTCTTCAGTGCTCACACAGCACCAAAGAAACTCAATGAGTTCTTGTTGTCTGAGAAACAGAACGAAGGGGAGCCTAGCAGGCACGTCTGACCCGACATTACGCGGATCGTATGTATCGCACCAGTGATTGATAAAGTCGGCAGGCTTGTCTCTGTAATACTCGAAGGCACCAGTAAGCAATTCAGGGTTCTCTCTGATGCGAATAACTTGCTGCTGACGCCACGCTAAGACGGCAACGTAATCAATGGGCCATTTATTTGTCGTGGAGGGTGCCTGCATACGCTTCCGCGGCCTCCTGTGCTGTCATCTCCTTGGAGATTATTTTAACGGGACCGCCGCCCGCACCCTGGAGCTCCTGGACATGCTTGAAAGCACTGACGTCGACATGCGTACCCATTAGCTTCAGATTGGCCAACTTGTCCGGCCACTTCAGCTTCTTAAGCAACCCTATCTGTAATCGATCGATGCCGTGACCCGCATGTAGCTCCTCTATTTCAAATTGACTAATAAACTGACGCCACACCTGAGGCCACTCTGCAACAGGGCGAAGCTCCTCAGCCTCGGTAAGGATATCGGAAATGTCCATTCGGTCAACCTCAACAATCCGTTGCAGAACGTAGGCGGCGTCCACACCAAACTCCTTCTTAGCCACCGCTGCCTTCTCCACCATCAACTCGGCGACGCGTGCCTTTATTTCAGGACGTTTAAACAGCTCATATGACCGCTGACGACACGACTCTCTTGTCTGCCTTGCTACTGTCAGCGGGAAACCATGTATGAAAGCTTCGACCTTGGTACTGCCCTCAAGCACGAAGTACTGACAAGCTTTCTCCCATTTATTGTTTCTTAAAACTGGCATGGTAAGGTCGCGGAGCCCGGATCTGCCCAATAGTACAAGGCGCCCGCTTGTCATGTAAACGTAGGATCTTACAAGCGGCTTTTCACCCGCACACACGAAAAGCCCGCCTTATCGACGGGCTGTACGCTCGCTAGGACCCGAAACGAAACCGGACCTGCACTATGCCATGGGTCAAATACCGTACTGAATCACATCCCCTACTAGCGCGACGATAAACCACATAGCTGCGGTAAACACTGCAACGCCTATCGCGTTACCTACCAATTTTAACGTTCTCATTTTACTTCCTTCCCTGCTTTATCACGCTCGCCCATTATTACTTGTCCGAGGCGAGTGTAAGCATCCTCAATTGTTTCCAGAATGCAGTTAGTGTGGTAGCGCACATCCCAACCCCGAGCACGTTGCATCATCGCCAGCTTAGCAATTTTCTCGTAATGGTAATCCACGCCGCATGACAGCAACCAGCCGCTGTTAACAACCCCCGCGTCCACAGCTTGGAACAACGTATCCATCATGCGGCGGTGCTTTTGAATCGCGCCGTTGCTGTTCCAATAGTTGTACCGTGCTTCCTCGAGGTTGCTGCGAAAGCATTTAAATACTTCGTTTCCACGTATACGTTTAAATCGTTCAAATCGTTCAATTGCGTTCATTCCATTTCTCCTTTACTTAAAATATGTAATTAACAAATATTCCGAAATAGCTGTAATAACGTATAGCTAGCTGCCCCAGAAGGTTGATTTGTTGGATTACGTTTAACATCGAGGCCGATGTTAGCACGAAAATAATCGAGTTGTAAAGGGTTTTGATAAACTATTTTGAAACGCTTTATCGCAAACATGATTAAGTACTTGAAACTAATCAAGTTCTAATTTCAACGCTTTGTCGCAAATCGCAGGTTATATATGGTCTTATCAAAGACATCGAGGCTGTCAAAGCGATCCCTGATAGTTTCATAATCGAACGTCGAGCTACGTATATCGCCTGATTGCTTACCTAACGCAAGGTGATCCACCCCTATGCAGCTAGCACGCCTCTCAGCTTCTTCTAGAATATCGGGATCAACACTAACGCTAGGTAAAGCAGAGCAGCTAGAGAAGCCATAATAGCTATCTCCCTGAGCTCTTATAAAAGCAAGACTCGGACCCGCTCTCTCCTTAGCCCTCATTCGTATCAACTGAGCGATTTGTTCTGTAGTCCACATACCTCACTCAAAAGGCAAGTCCGGATTCTGCTCTCGGAACAAACGACGCGCTATACGCTCCACAGCCCGGAGATCAGAGGGATCCGCTTGTATGGGCACGCCCCATGGCTCGATCGCATTGCTATACAGCAACACAGCGCCCTCTACGACGTTGTAGAACGCTGCCTCCCCGCCTAGCATAAAGGAACGGTCCTCATTGAACTCAGGTTTCTGTTTTCGTGGGTGGTCTTCTGTTGCGCCCGTTCCTGCAACATGCCGGTCGGCCCAATCATTCCAACTACTCATCATCTCTACTCCGTTACGTGAATGGAAGCTTGTAGCTTACTACATATAATGTAATCACCGCAAAGAGTCTTGATCTTCTCGGGTCTTCGCAGAACTCTTTGAATATCACTTCAATGTCACGCACAACGCGGGCGCGGGCGTGATCGGCGGTACGACTATGAACAGAGAGCCGTTTTCACAGGTCTGTGTAGTACACCTTAGTCAGCTGCAAATACCATTTAAAGTTATCCCATGTCATTATCATAGGTGCTGCTGGGTGTTCAGAAAATGCTGTGGGACGCGCTTCTACCATCACTTGCCATTTACCAAAGTCTTGTCTAAACACTAGGCATGGAAGTTTGTCTTCTTTATATGCTTGTTCAAAACATTGTTCCCACCACTTGCACACTGCACCCCACTCTACCTTCCTTACACGTTTCACCTCGACGCTGAATACAGGTACTCCCACAAGGTCAGCTCCACCTATCTCAGCTTGTTGGTGGTTGCGCCTTATCACTGTCACGTCTGGCATACGCCCTGCTAGTGCTGCCCTGAAGAGGTCCCTAACCTCTAGCTCACCTGCCTTGCCTTTATTCCTGCTGTTAATTGACATATAATGCTCCTTTTTTAATTAAAACAACAAGTTATATATTGGTTATTATGTTTATTATGTATATTCTATAATGCTACTTTTCCTTCTATATCAATAAGTTACCTATATGCTGTTATGGAATTATGGGTGGGAGGGTATAAATTGTTCGTACATATATATACAGCTTGTTTTGATTGGGCTTTGTCACCATCCCCATAATTCCATAATAACCTTGGGATAACTTGTTGATTTTAACAGCATTTCACTATTACCGACACCCCATAATGATACATAAGGATCCATAAGGGTCACCTACTCTGAAAGTCCTTTGTGATGAAATAGCATGTACCAGTGAAGTTGAATTCGTCTGCTGTTTGCTGTTGCGATAGCTCGACGATCTCTCCGTTGTTCTTCAATGCGATTATCGCTTTCTTCAATCCGTACCCTGCACCCATCCTGTCATCTTTGAAACATGCTATCGCATAAGCTCGTGGGCTTATGTCGCCGTGGCTTACTACATTCTTCTCTTTCATCTTGCGCGGCGATTTGGGCGCCTTCAGTGTATTGATTATTATTGTCCGCAGTCGCGCTACTTGCTCGGAATCCCCACCACCTACCCCATCGCCAAAGCGTCTGGACATGCTTTGCACATCCCTTCGCGCTAGATCCAGGGCCCACGTTGCTTCAACTTCTGTGACCTGCGGATTGTTCACATCCATACCTACCGCTAACGCCCCTGCCATGCGTACAGCTTTGATAAACGACCTGCTCCACAGCATGCGGAAGATGTCGTCTTGCTGTGCGTTAATCCTGTCATCTATCTCCCTGTCAAACAGCGTTAGCATTTCCTCAGCACCCGGGGTCATTGTAATGGGTTGTCTGCTGGAATTGGCGCCCATGCTTAGGCAACGTAAGGCAAGCTCCTCTACACGGCCTACAAGCTCTACACTTGGCGGCAGACCGCGGTTGGGATTGGTGTAAGGCCTAAAGTCCGGGACCTCTATTAAGGTGAAGCGTGGAACCAAGCCTATCTCAACAGTAGTCTCTGACAAGTTCTCAAATATTGATGTCGCTGTTGCGTCTGCCACAATGCTGAACGCTGGGCTTACGATTGCTTTCGTATTCTTCCCGGTGTCACTGTACACCATCTCACCCAGCACATCTGACGGACCGCTTTGATTAAACAGCTCTAGGAATAGGTCGCGCCACATTGTTTCGGAGCTGGTTGCACGCGGAGAGCAGATGCTCTTTAACGTACCGCCAAATTCACCCATAGGGGAAACCATGCACGGCCTCCCTTCAAGACTCTTCACTAGAGCTTGCCCACTTGCAAATCTACTCGGGCCTACGAACTGAGCTGCCGCAGGCAATTTCTTAGACACTTCGCGAATGAGCCTGCGCATGCCCTGCTTCGCGCCTTCCTTACCCACAGCCGTCTTCGCAACGCACAGCAGGTAGAGATTTAATCCAGTGTCGCTTATGTTATAGGTGCGACCCGCTATCCCGCACACCAGGCCCAGGCCGCCTGACAGCGCTACCTGCGGAATTGGCTTTGCAGACGTGTCCAGGATGTACTGTGATATCTCACCGACGAGTCCATCCGGGAACTTGAATTCTGTTTCTAGGTGTTCTATTTTCTTGGGAGGTGGTGGAGGGGTGAAGTTAGAGAAGTCTACTTGCGGGTTTTGCTCAGCACGTATTGTCCCGAGCATCCTGTCCATATGGTCGTCACGTTGTGCCTTCTCACGCTGCCCCAGTGCGCTGGTTCTAAATAGCCTGCTGCATTGTTCATTGTTACGTGACACAAAGGCGATCATATTCATCAGTGCAAAGTCTGCTTCGCTCTGACTAGGATAGCGTGGTTCCCAGTGCCCATCCCATAGCTCTTTGAAGTGTTTACCGTTTGAGTAGGACAAGCACGTATCATACACAGATCTGTCTGAAGCCTTCTCTGGCTCGCTGTGGTGTAACGCGGGCGCCCGCCCTGCGTCGGCATGCTCTATGATCGTGTTAACTATGTCGTTACAATCAAGCACCTCAGTCGGACGCCCAGCGATATGGTCGCCTGTCATAATAAAGAAACGTGCTCGATCGTATATCTCTACCTTCCCACGTTTCAATGCGTGCGGTATGGAACCGTGACAAATTATGTGGACGCCTTTACCCGATAGCGATCTCTCAGTGTAGGACACGACACTTTCATAGATGCGTATTTGATTGGCTAGCTCTGCTGGATCCTCCGTCCAATCCATGTCAATACCAATAAATCCTTTGAGCATGAATCCGAGGGATAGTTTATCGTTCGCTGCTGTTACTGTGCAGGCTTGCTCAAACGTGCCCCAAGTTCGTGGATCAGTAACGGAGGCGGAATGGAGAGTCCGCGGATTTAGCGGTATCTTGTTGGCTCCGGAAACTACCCATTGGGGCAGCCCGGTCATCACTTTTGGGAACATTAGACGGGCAGTTTCTTGCCGGATAGGTGTTCGTATAATTTTTGGACACGATCCACCGAGGGAGCCTGTATGCGCCTGTACTTAACACTTACCAGCCAATCGTACGGGAGTTTAGACTGCTCTGCGATGTCCTGAATCGACGTATCACATTGATCTAAAAGGATTAATGTCTTGTTATACAGTGTGTCCATGGGTACTTTTGGTTCCTGGTGGTTTGTAGGATTTTGCAAGTGCACATTGTAGTATATTAACAAACTCGCTACAATAGGGCTCGCCCTAACACATGGAGCTAACATCATGAATAACCTAGTAAATTGGTATCAAACTGCGGAGAAGCTAAAAGCTCTTAAGGCGATAGAGCTGGAGCTTCGTAAGGCGGTGGTTGCTGAACACTTCGAAGAACTGACAGAAGGTGTCAACCGATGTGACATTGCTGGTGACTCAGTATTGGTCGCGACCTTGCCTTATAACTACAGCCTGGACATTGACGAGATCGAAACAGGTCTTAAGCTTGTTCCGAAGACCAAGCGCGACAAGCTTATTATCTACAAACCTTCCATGTCCATCAAGGTGTATCGAACCCTCAGTAAGAAAGCCTTGACCGACTTCACTGCGCAGTGCGTTACCGTCAAACCGGGCACGCCAACGCTCAAAATAGAAGCACCCGCAACATGAGTGGTGTAAAGCGTCTAGTCAGCTTATGTCTAGTGATGCCTTTAAGGGACTTCGCTTCCTTTGAGGATCTAACAAACGAGCTCGATGTTGATATCACCGAAGTCAGTATCGTAGACACAGATATTGATAAAGGACCGATTAAAAGGCGTGCTCGTCCTAAATTACAGTTCAGGGTAACACCCGCATCTTATAAAGAGGTGAAGGATTACCCAGAATCGATGACTCATGCAGCGGTTTCTAGACAGATGAAAAAGCTGCATCCAAGCGAACCAACGAAGGTCCCTTCTGAACAGACAGTGTCAAATATCCGAAAGGGTGTTATTAAGGAACCGGTCTTTTGGGATGACAACACACCGGGAGGATCGCGATGAGTCTAATCCACCTGCAATCGAGCAGAGACCTGGCTGCCTTGCATGGTATTAAGACGTTGGTGTACGGAGGCGCAGGTGTAGGTAAGACGTACCTTGTTTCAACTGCTCCTGCCCCTGTCCTAATCTCTGCTGAGTCGGGCGTGCTCAGTCTACGGAAGTTCGATATCCCAGTATGGCCAGTGAACAGTGTTTCCGACCTCTATTCGGCCTACAACTGGTTGACACAGAGCCAGGAGGCTGCACAGTTCAAGACTATATGTTTGGACAGCATTTCCGAGATCGGGGAAGTGTGTCTTACTGACGCTAAGAAGCGGAACAAGGATCCGCGACAAGCGTACGGTGAACTCATTGACGAAATGTTATTGCTCGTCAAAGCTTTTCGCGACCTTCCAAATAAGCATGTCTACATCAGTGCTAAAATGGAAAATCCTGATCCGGATCGTAATAACCAACATCAACCTTTCATGCCCGGCACCAAGCTGGGTCCCGCACTTCCTTACATGTTTGATGAAGTGTTCCACATGGGAATTGGTAAGGACGAAAAAGGAGTAGACTATCGCTACCTGCGTACCCAACCAGATTTCCAATATGACGCCAAGGACCGATCAGGTAACTTGGATGCTTTTGAACCACCAGACCTCACCCACATTTTCAATAAGATATTAAGAGACTAAAATGAACGCACCAGTTCAAGTTA